ATGCTGCTGGGGATTCCGGGCGATGCGACCTATGCGAACTACCAGGAGGCAAACCGCGGCTTTTACCGGCTGACGGTGCTGCCGCTGGCGGCCAAGGTGACGGATTCGCTGTCGCATTGGCTGTCGGGGTTTGTCGGCGCGGAGCTGGCGCTGAAGCCCGATCTGGATCAGGTGCCCGCGCTGGCGGCAGAGCGCGATCAGCAATGGCGCCGGGTGATCGACGCGGGCTTTCTGACCGAGGCCGAAAAGCGGGCGATGCTGGGCCTGCCGCGGCTGGCGGAGGGCGAATGACCACGCAGCGCAAGGCGGTCGGCGGGTCGCGGTTTCTCTATGACAGTTTCGACCTGGCTCAGGCCCGGATCGATGCGCAGGAGCGCGTCGATGAAGAGCGGCGCGCCGGGCTGGAATACCGGCTGACGCGGATCGAGGAGACCCTCGAACGGTTGGAAAAGCGTTTGTGGCTGGCGGTTTACGGCGTGGCCTCGGGCGTGGTGGCGCATGGCGCGCTGGCCTTTCTGGCGACGCAGTTCTGAGGAGGCGGGATGCAGGGGCTTGAGACGAAATTCCATCGGCCGGGCGTGGCGCTGGGCGAGGGTGCGCTGATCCACGGCTATGCCTCGATCTTTGGCGTCCGCGATCAGGGCGGCGATATCGTGATGCCGGGGGCCTATGCGGCGTCGCTGGCGCGGCTCAAGGCGGCGTCGGGGCGGGTGCGGATGCTGTGGCAGCACGATCAGGGGCAGCCCATCGGTGTCTGGGACGAGGTGGTCGAGGATGCGCAGGGCCTGCGCGTCAAAGGTCGTCTGCTGACCGAGGTGGCGAAGGGGCGCGAGGCGGCGGCGCTGATGGCAGCGGGGGCGGTGGACGGGCTGTCGATCGGCTATCGCACCCTCCGGGCGGAAAAGCTGCCCGACGGCGGGCGCAAGCTGATCGAGCTGGAGCTGTGGGAGGTGTCGCTGGTGACGTTTCCCATGCTGCCGGTGGCGCGGGTGGCGGCGAAGGGGGCCCAGGGCCTGCTGGCTGAATTCGCCCGCGGCATCGAGGCGGCGCGCTGCGCGCTGCGCGGATGATCGGTTCGAAACCGAATGAACGGCGTGCATCCGCAAGCGGGCGCACGGTCGGCGGCGGGTTGCCCGACAGGCCCCGCGAAATGGCAACCACGAAAGGATGGATGCGATGACGAGCGAGTTTCCCGGCCGCCTGACTGAATCGGGCCAGGAGAAGAGCGCGGCGCCCGAGTCCCGGGCCGAGGCGGCGCAACTGAAGGCGGCATTGGAGGGGTTCGTGAGCGAGATCAAGACCTTCCGTGCCGATGTAATGGGCAATCTGAAAGAACAGGACGAGCGAGTGACCATGCTGGACCGCAAATTTACCACCAAGACCGCCCGCCCCTTGCTGGCGCAGGCCGACGCGGGCGAAGGCCTGCATCTGAAAGCCTTCGACGTGTATCTGCGCAATGGCAGCGACGACGGGCTGCGCGGCCTCGTGCTGGAAGGCAAGGGGATGAGCACCGCCGTCAATGCCGAGGGCGGCTATCTGGTCGACCCGCAGACGTCGGAGCGGATCCATGCGGTGCTTGACGCCTCGGCGTCGATCCGGGCCATCGCCAATGTCGTCCGGGTCGATGCCGGGTCGTTCGACGTGTTGGTCGACCACGGCGATGTCGGTTCGGGCTGGGAGACGGAATCGTCGTCGATCACCGAGACCGGCAGCGCGGCCATCGACCGCATCTCGATCAAGCTGCACGAACTGTCGGCGATGCCCAAGGCCTCGCAGCGGCTGCTTGAGGACAGCGCCTTTGACGTCGAGGGCTGGCTGGCCGAGCGCATCGCGGTGAAATTCTCGCGCGCCGAGGCGGCGGCCTTCATCTCGGGCACGGGCACCGACCAGCCGCGCGGCTTCCTGGATCACACCATCGTCGCCAATGATACGGCGGATTGGGGCGAGCTGGGCTATGTCGCCACCGGCGCCGCGGGCGATTTCAACGCCACCAATCCGGCGGATGCGATCGTCGATCTGGTCTATGCGCTGGATGCGGGCTACCGCGCCAATGCGACCTTCGTGATGAACTCGAAGACCGCGGGCGCCGTGCGCAAGATGAAGGACGCGGACGGCCGGTTCCTGTGGTCGGACGGTCTGGCGGCCGGGGAACCGGCGCGGCTGATGGGCTATCCGGTGCTGATCGCCGAGGACATGCCCGATATCGCGGCGAATGCCCATGCCATCGCCTTTGGCGATTTCCGCTCGGGCTATACCGTGGCCGAGCGTCCGGACCTGCGCGTGTTGCGCGATCCGTTCAGCGCCAAGCCGCATGTGCTGTTCTACGCGACCAAGCGGGTCGGCGGCGATGTCACCGATTTCAGCGCGATCAAGCTGCTGAAGTTCGCTGCTTCGTAAGCGGCGGGAATTGGACCGGCCCCCAGGGCAGGGGCCGGTCCGATGGCGGCGCAGACGCGCGCGGGGGGCCCGCGAGGGCCGATCATCCCGCATCGTCCGGCTGCTCCCCCCGTGCGAGCGGTGCGGGAGCGCGTCTGCGCCGGTCAGCCGGGGATGTGCAGGCAGAGCGGGTCAAGGAGGCGAGCATGGATCTGATCGAAACCAGCGTGGTGGATGACGGCAACCTGCCGGTGGCGGCGTTTCGCGCCCATCTGCGGCTGGGTGCGGGCTTTGCCGACGAGGCAACCGGCGATCCGCTGCTGGTGCAGTATCTGCGCGGGGCGCTGGCGGCCATCGAGGCGCGGACCGGCAAGGCATTGATGCAGCGCGAGTTCCGGCTGATCCTGCCGGGTTGGCGCTGGGCGGATGCGCAGGCGTTGCCTGTGGCGCCGGTGGTATCGGTGGCCTCGGTCACGCTGATCGACGCTGCGGGAATCGCCGAGCTGGTCGATCCGTCGCGCTGGCGGCTGGTGGCGGACCGTCACCGCCCGCAGATCGTGGCGACCGGGGCTGTTCTGCCCGGGGTGCCGACCGGCGGGCGGGCAGAAGTGGATTTCACGGCCGGGTTCTCGGCAAGCTGGGATGGCGTTCCCGACGATCTGCGACAGGCGGCGCTGCTGCTGGCGGCGCAGTTCTACGAGGGGCGCACCGGGGCCGACGTGCCGATGCCGGGGCCTGTCGCGGCGCTGCTGGCGCGTTGGGTGCCTGTCCGCGTGACCGCGGGGGGGCATCGCTGATGGCCTATGCACTGACCCGGCCGATGGTGCTGGAAGAGGTCAGCGTCGCCCCGGACGGGGCGGGGGGCCATACGGCGAGCTGGGCGGCGCTGGGCACGATCTGGGCCGAGCTGCGGGCCGGGGCGGGCAGCGAGCGCCGCGGGCCCATCGCGCCCGAGGGGCGGATGTTGTTCCGCATCTTTCTGCGCGCCGCGCCGCAGGGCAGCCCGCAGCGCCCGCGTCCTGACCAGCGGCTGCGCGAGGGCGCGCGGGTGTTCACCATTCTCGCGGTCAGCGAGGCCGATGCGGCGGGCACTTTTCTGGTCTGCCACGCCCGCGAGGAGGTTCCGGCATGAGCTATCAATCGGCGGCGGCGGTGCAGGTCGCGCTTTATGGCCTGCTGACCGGCGATACGGCGCTGGCGGGGCTGGTGCCCGGCGGGATCTTCGACGCGCCGCCACCGGCCACGCCGCAGGGCACCTATGTGCTGATCGGCGAGGAGGACGTGATCGACCGGTCGGATGTCAGCGGCCCGGGGGCGGAACACCGGGTGCTGGTCTCGGTGGTCAGCGACGCGGCGGGTTTCCTGACGGCCAAGGCCGCAGCGGCGCGAATCGCGACGATCCTGCCGGATACCCAGCCCACCCTGGGCACCGGGCGGGTGGTGGCGGTCTGGTTCCACCAGGCGCAGGCGCGCCGGGCCGAGGGGGCCGCCGTACGGCGCATCGATCTGCGCTTTCGGGTGCGCGTCGAAAGCTGAGTTTCATCGAAAAGGAGTGGCGGGCATGGCTGTGCAGAGCGGCAAGGATCTGTTGATCAAACTGGACGTGACCGGGGCCGGTCAGTTCGAGACCATCGCGGGGCTGCGCGCCACGCGGATCAGTTTCAACGCCGAGACGGTCGATGTGACCAGTCTCGACAGTTCCGGGGGCTGGCGTGAGTTGCTGGCGGGCGCCGGGGTCAAGGCGGCGTCGATTTCCGGCTCAGGCGTGTTTCGGGACGCGGCGACCGACGAGCGGGCGCGGGCGGTGTTCTTCAACGGCGAGATCCCGGATTTTCAGGTGATCATCCCCGATTTCGGCACCGTCGAAGGGCCGTTCCAGATCACCAGTCTGGAATACGCCGGGTCGTACAACGGCGAAGCGACCTATGAGATGACCATGGCCTCGGCCGGGGCGCTCGATTTCGTCGCCGTGACACTGCTGTCCGGCGCGCCCGAGGATTACGAGGGCGACGGCGGCGACCAGCCCGGCGAGATCGACGAAGGCGGGGAGCCGGTCTGATGGCCAATCCGCATGCGGGCGAGGTGGCGCTGGTCATCGACGGCGAGCGCCGCGTGCTGAAGCTGACGCTGGGGGCGCTGGCCGAGCTGGAAACCGCGCTGGGCGCCGACAGTCTGATGGCGCTGGTCGAGCGGTTCGAGGCCGGGCGTTTTTCAGCGCGCGACGTGATGGCGCTGCTGCTGGCAGGCTTGCATGGCGGCGGACATCCCTTGCCTGCCACGGCACTGCTGGCCGCCGAGATCGAGGGCGGGCCGGTGGCGGCGGCGCAGGTGGCGGGGTTGCTGCTGGCGCGGGCCTTTGCAACGCCGGGGGCGGCGGCGTGACGGGGCTCGACTGGGCCGGGCTGATGCGGGCCGGGATGCGTGGCCTGGGTCTGCGCCCGGCCGAGTTCTGGGCCCTCACCCCCGCAGAATTGATGATGATGCTGGGCCGCGAGGACGCCGCCACCGGCGGTTTCACGCGGGCCCGGCTGGACGCGCTGTTGCGGCGGTATCCCGACGCACCGGCCGCAAACAGGGATGCGACGCATGGCGACGATGGAAGAATTGGGCGCGCAACTGGCGGCGCTGGAGGGGCAGTTGGGCGCGACCTCGGACATGGTCACGGCCTTCGATTCCGGTCTCGCCGACATGGGGCGCAGCCTGACGGACACCAACCGCGAGATGGCGGGGCTGTCGCGGTCGCTGGGGACCGGGCTGCGCCGGGCGTTTGACGGCGTGGTTTTCGACGGCCTGCGCCTGTCGGACGCGATGCGTGGGCTGGGGCGGTCGATCAGCGATGCGCTCTATTCGGCGGCGATGCGCCCGGTGCAGAACGCGCTGGGTGGGGCGCTGTCGTCGGTGCTGGGCGGGCTGATGGGCAGCGTGTTGCCTTTCGCGGGTGGCGCCTCGTTCAGCCAGGGCCGGGTGATGCCCTTCGCGCAGGGCGGTGTGGTGTCGTCGCCGGTCGCGTTTCCGATGCGCGGTGGCACCGGCCTGATGGGCGAGGCCGGGCCCGAGGCGATCTTGCCGCTGGCGCGGGGCGCCGACGGGCGGCTGGGCGTGCGCGGCGCCGGGGGCGGGCGGGCGATGAACGTGGTCATCAATGTCTCGACCCCGGATGTCAGCGGCTTTCAGCGCAGCCAGAGCCAGATCGCCGCACAGATGCAGCGCCTTCTGGCGCAGGGGCAGAGGAACTACTGACCATGGCTTTCCACGACATCCGCTTTCCCGCCAACCTCAGCTTTGGCTCGCTGGGCGGGCCTGAGCGCCGGACCGAGATCGTCACCCTCGCCAACGGTTTCGAGGAGCGCAACACCCCCTGGGCGCAGGCGCGTCGGCGCTATGACGCCGGGCTGGGGCTGCGCTCGCTCGACGATGTCGAGGTGCTGATCGCCTTTTTCGA